ACTACAAGCCCGTAGTGGTCTGCCATGCCACTTTCCTACACGACACACACTGTTGCGTCGACTGCCTCGGGGAGTGGTCTGCAATTTTCGGTCAATTATCCCTACCTCCTGCGCAGTCACGTCAAGGTGTACTACGGCAGGGACATCCTGGCGGGCACGCATACGTCGTTGTTGGCCGACGGCGCTGACTACAACTGGACTACGGACACGCAGATCACGCTGACCGCTGCACCTTCTACGCAGTCAACGCTGACGATTATTCGTGAGACGCCAACTAATGCGCAGCTGGTGCCGTGGCAGGACGGTTCAAACCTAATTGCAGAAGACCTTAATAAGTCAGACAAGCAGAACCTTTACGCCGTACAAGAGCAGGACGACAAGACGGCGTTGGCGTCGTCAAAAGCGTTGAGCGCTGAGACGACGGCTAATACCGCAACAACTACTGCAAACAACGCGACGGCCACAGCTAACAGCGCAACGACAGACGCTGCTACGGCCATTTCTACGGCAAACACTGCCAACACAAATGCGACGGCGGCGCAGACGGCAGCAACGTCAGCGGCGTCTTCTGCAACTGCTGCTCAAACATCAGCGGCATCAGCACAAACAGCCGCAACCAATGCGCAGACAGATGCTTCAGCAGCGCAAACAGCTGCGACTAACGCGCAAGCATCAGCAACGGCCGCGCAAGCATCAGCAACAGCAGCCCAGACTTCGGCCACTAACGCTGCAAACGATGCAAGTTCAGCCATCACAACGGCGAACAGCGCAACGACAACAGCGAACAGCGCGACAACTACAGCAAATACTGCCAACACGAACGCGACGACTGCACTGTCTCGCGTCAACACTTACCTGCATGACGGGACTAATCCTGTCGGTGATGGCGTAGGCAGCAATCCGCAAGGCCTTGCATACGCAATCAATACATCAAATAGCGCCACAACAACTGCCAACGCTGCATCCACCACCGCCGCGACCGCATCAACTAATGCGTCGAGCGCTGTAACAACTGCAAACGCTGCAAACGCAACAGCAAACGCTGCGGCGGCAGCTGTGGCAAACGCTGCTTTTTATTCACCTATTGCTGCTTTGGCCAATCTGCCAAGCAGTCCTGCGAATGAAGATCGAGTCGAAGCTGTTAATTCAACTGGCGTCGAAAGCAGTAGCGCTGTGTCAGGCGTGCCGTCTGGGTTTGTCGGTTCAACAGATCTGACAGTACGTTTGCAATACAACTCGTCGTCGTCGAAATGGGAATGGCAGCAATATTTTGCGGCTGATCCAGAAAATCGCTATGCAACCAACTATTTGCCTGTCATAAAAGGTGACGGCACATCTAGCGGCCAAGTTGGCAAAATTACGCTGAATTGCTCAAACAATAATCACGGCGTCAGCATCCAGAGCCCAGCACATTCGGCCGGGGCAACCTACACCTTGACGCTTCCTGTCAATACGGGGAGTGCAAACCAAGCCTTGACCACTGATGGCCAGGGCGTGTTGTCCTGGGCCGACGCTGGCTCGCCAACCATTGATGGAGGCAACTTCAACACGGGCGGCACACTTGTCACCACCACACAAACCATTGACGGAGGCTCGTTCAACTAATGCCTACACCAAGCAATCGCACTCCCATCCGCATCGCACGCGGCACAACTAGCAATCTCAACTCGTCAATCTCTGACATCCAAGAGGGCGAGATTGTTTTCAGCACTGACGACAACAAGCTGCTGGTAAAAGAAGGATCCAGTTTGACCGATACGCAATCTGACGTATCGGGCAAAGCAAACATTGCGTCACCCACTTTTACTGGCACTCCTGCGGCACCTACGGCAGCGCAAGGTACAAACACCACACAGCTTGCTACTACTGCATTTGTAAATGCTGAAATTGCAGCAGACACTGCCGCTAAAGCTCCTCTCGCAGACCCTACCTTTACTGGGACCCCTGCCGCGCCAACTGCATCTGCTGGCACTAACACCACTCAGATCGCCACAACTGCGTTTGTTCAGGCTGCACTTCCTACTGTTGATCCTGACACTGCAAAAACTGACGTTGCGCAGACCTTTGTCCCTACTCAAACTTTTACCGCTGCGAGTGTTCATAACGGTGGCCTGACTGTCGATGGTCCTTACGAGCAAGTTGCCGAAGCTGTTAGTGCGCTTGACATCGACATGTCGACAGGCAATTACTTCACCAAAACAATAAGCGCAAACTCAACGTTTACGTTCAGCAATCCACCTGCCTCTGGAACGATTGGAAGTTTTCTACTCAAGGTAATACATTCCAGTGGATCACTTACATTTCCTTCAACCGTCAAATGGCCTGAAGACACTGCGCCAACTTTCACGGCGGGCAAAACTCATTTGCTGATGTTTACTTCTGACGATAATGGCAGTCGCTATCGGGGCGTTGCACTTGTCGATTTCCCGAACTAATCATGGATCCTATTAGTCGCTTTGTCTCATTTGGTAGCGGAGGTACTCCCTACCAAGTCACCAATCAAGGGTGGATTTCGGCACTCGGAACGTCTTCAGGCGATTACGGCCGCGAAATTGACGTTTATCAGTCGAGCAACATTTATGTATGCGGCAAGCTAAACAATCAGGCCTTTGTGGCTAAATACAATAGCTCTGGCACAATCGCTTGGCAGAAGGTAATTCCAAGCACTTCAGAAGCAAGGGGCATTAGTGTTGATCAAAGCACGGAAGATATCTATGTGGGCTGCAATTCATCGTATGATCTCTCTGTTTGCAAATTAAACAGCAGCGGAACTATTCAATGGCATACAAAAGTCAATAATAATGCGTTCACTTCGCTTGCTGGGTTGGCGAGCATTAGCAGTAACAGGTATATGGTTACTGGCAAAACAAGCATAAATTATGGAATTGCATATCATTTCACAGTAAACAGTAGCGGGGGCCAGGAATACAAGAAAACTGTTGGCTTGGGTACTGGATCTGGATACACTGTTCAAGAAATTTTGGCTAGCAGTGGTAAAGGCGATAGCGACTCTATTCACTGCGGCAGGCAGTATTCAAACGGTGGGTATCATGGGATGCTTTACAAGCATGGAGTAAATGGCAGCCTGGCCTGGGAGAAAATTCAGGCCAACTGTTATTTTTATGACGTGCAAGTGTTGGTCGAAAATGGCTACGAAAAAATCTATGTTGTAGGTATGCAGCCATCAACCAACACTACTACGCAAGGCAGTATTGTTGGTAAATTCAACCAAAATGGACACTGCGAGTGGCTAAGAACGTTTCCAGGCAGCCACAGATTTGAAGGGTTGTATGCGACAGGATCCAGTGTTTTTGCAGTTGGAACAACGATTGCAAACGGCACAAATCACATATTTATCGCCGAATACGATACTTCTGGCACATTGCAAAAACAGCAGCGCATAGGAGGAACTGGCGGTGACTTTGCCTACGATTGCCATGTTTTAAACAACAAGATTTATATCACTGGTACAACTGAAAGCTTGAATGCAGGTGGTAACGGTGAATTTTTTCTTATTCAACTTCCTCAAAATCTCAGCTTGACCGGCAGTCTTCCCAACGGCTGGGAATGTGTAAACACGACTTACAGTCACACAACGCAAAATAAAAGTATTTCGAATGAAAATTATTCGGTCGCTAACGGGACAGATACCACGTCCAGTG